TCACGTAGTGTAGGGAGTGATTTGACGGTTCCTTTACCGTCTTTCAAACCATTAGCGAAAGCCGCCTCTTGGCGACACTGTGCTAATGCCGTCGCTCTACTCACGCAACAATTCGCGGGTAGGGTCCGTCCTTAACTGGACACAACTTGCCGTTAACCACGGCTGTGAAAGGTCCGCTCTCATGAGCGATATTGCAAATATCACCGTCTATGACGGTGCATCCACCCCGGTGTCGCACACTCTTGTGGGCGAATCCGTCGAGCGTCTGCCCGACGGGACCGTAGTTGCAAAGTGGAAGGAGTCCCTCGCTGGGATCCCCGACTACGCGCAAGTACGGTGCACGATGACGAAGCGGAAGCTTCCGTCAGGCGTGTTCCGGGTTACCGCACGCACGATGGTTCCAGTTATGGAGTCCGTCAGTGGTCAGAATTCGGCCGGCTACACCGCAGCCCCAAAGGTTGCGTATGTGGATACGGTCGAGTCCGTGGGGTACTATCACGAGCGTGGTACCATTGCTGGTAGGCGTCTTGCCCGCCAGATCAATGTGAACATCATGGGGAACGTCTCTACGTCCGTGGCAGCTGCCACGGCAGGGCCGGCTAGCGAGCTGTTTGATCAGCTTGTGATGCCGACTTGAGATGGTTCCGACTATGATCCGGGCGGTGATGGAGGCGATTAAAACCCGCCCCTACGCCCAACGGTTAATAGTTCTCGCCCTGCTAGCGGTTCTTGCGCCGCTAGTAAATTCAACCAACTACTCCATTGGAGATATCTATGCGCTTCTTAACGCATTGGTTGGAACAGTACTCCCCCAGTGAATCACTGGACTTCTATCGGGAGCTAGCCATCTCGCACGCCTGGGAAGGCGGAGCAGTCGGAGAGCAAATCGCGGAGTTAATTCGCCGCGATAAACTCAAAGACTTATGCGAGTTCGAGGTTGACTATCAGCAGATATACTCAGAGGCTGAGACTCATGTTTTCTTAGAGTCCGTTGCCTCAGAGTCCCTGAGTGTTGATGGGAAAGACTATGCTGACCGTGTAAATAGGCGAGCAGCTGCACTCGTTCGGAGTGTGCGGCAGGCCCTAGCCTTCTTCCAAAAAGTCGAAGACCTAGACATAGGTGTCGACAAGGAGAAGGTCGCGATGCAGAAGTTCCTCGAAGCTGAAGAGCTATGCAAGGAAACTAACGACATCTTCCGGAAAGCGCGACGAGGCGAATTCTCTTTTCGTCCTCGCGTTGCTGCAGCAATTTCGTCTGCACAGCGTAAAATCTCGCGTGTACTAGGGGATGTTCCTCCTTTGGGGGATTTGTCCTTGCGCTTCGGTCCTGGTGCAACTCGTGCCACCAGAAGATCAGAGGCCTCTATTCGCCGCAAAATCGCGGAGAAGCCTCAGTGTAGCAAAGAGCTTGTGCCAGCCGTTTCATACGTGCTGGAAGAGCTGCCACACGTCACTGCCTTAAACGAACTCTCCACAAGAGAGGACGCGGATGGCAATGAGTGGGCCCGAGTAGAGCTGGAGGTCATACCAGCAAAACTCAGCTTTGTCCCTAAGACTGCCAAGACTTATAGGTCTATATGCACCGAGCCTGGTCTGAACGTCATCGTTCAGGCCGGGATAGGTAGCGTGATGGCCAAACGTCTGCTAGCAGTAGGTGTCGACATTCGGGACCAGACCAGGAATCAACGCCTGGCAGCCTCGGGGTCGTTAACCGGCGCTTTAGCAACGCTGGACCTGTCGTCCGCTTCGGATACTATCTCGAGAGAGATAGTGTTCGAGCTTCTTCCTCTGGACTGGGCGATTTACTTGGCGAGAGCCAGAACCCAGGAAGTACTACTGCCCAATGGGGCTGTACTTAACCAAGAGAAGTTTTCGTCAATGGGGAACGGCTTTACGTTCCCGTTGGAAAC